GTACGGTCAGAACCGAAAGGGTGGGTGTTAACCACCATGTTTCGGAGCTCTGGACTCTCCCTCAAGGCTGGTCATTTAGACCTGGCCCCGACCACCTCCTAAAGGGGTGATCTCCATCCAAGTTTTATGCTAGTCGACTTGGAACGACCAAAACGTTCCAAATGTTGCTTAGCGCCGGATCGGGGATTAACCCAATACGGATTCGGTTCATGGTCACGAAGACCTTCAACCGAAATGCTGGATGGATAGCAGGGGACTTTACCCCTTAAACCACTATCCGCGTCCAACTTAAGCAAACACTTGAGGAGGGCACCAGTCCCGTTGAGAGGATCTCTCGGGGTTTCGGCCTTCACTACATAACCCTTGACAAGAGGGTTATGAAGGCTTGGGTGAAGCCTCGCGCCTCGATAATTCTCATCATCGTAGGCGAGAAAACTCACCCTGCCCAACAGGGAAGAGGTTGGCTGAATGGTTGGAAAGTGCGTTAGCAACTTTTCAATGATTCCATCCAACCAACTCACCGTTCTCCAGTAACCACTCAAATAGAGTTGGTTCCGGAGTGAAACGAGTGAGATAACTTCCCTAGCGTCTTTCCGTTGTGTCGGAAACACTTGCCGGACACGAACAATGCTAACATCGTGCCCATTAAAGTACTCCCGACCACAAGACTCTCTGAACTTTCCAGTCCAGAAAGACTTGTCAGCCCCTACTCGAGCTCCAAAAAGTTCGAGCAAGTTGACAACGGTAAGCACGTGATCCTTAGGAACGATTAGATCGTCCCCAAAGACGCGCACCTCGTCCGCATACCTTTTCAGGTCACTGCGGCAAAGGGGCTCGTTAAGCGATCTCTGAATTCCGAGGAAGATCAATGTTGTAAAAACCATTGCTTCCATTGGAAAGCAAAGTGCTGAACCCATAGACGCAAACTTCGCAAGGCGGATTACTCCGCCATCGGGAAGTTCCGCCCGTCTAGACCTAGTTGCGTCGACAGCCCCAAACAAATGAGGCCACCGATGAAACATAGCTCTGACGAGCTGATTCGAGACTCTATCGGATGCGTCACTCAAATCGAGTGTCGCAGTTCGGTTATCAATCGAACCGCGATGAGCAAGCTCCTGATTAGGAACCTGGTCATCAAATCCGATAACCCTCGCCAGGAAGTCATCCTGACCGAGGTACGCGAGGAGTCGATGGAGAACGGCCTGCTGCATATACTGCATGCAAGTCGGCTCCATGGCGATTACTCGCGGAGTCTTAAGCGTCTTAGGTACGAGGGTAACCTTTACAGGTACCTCCGCGCCAGGTTCGAGGAAGTCAACTCCTGCGAGCTGGTCGTAAAAACGCCAGTTCGGAAGAAGATTCTCACCGGCCGTGAGGCCGGAATCTTCGAGACGTTCGGTCCAGGTTTGCTGACGGAACTTTTGGTTTCCCTTAAGTCCATCAGCAGTGGATCCTGGACCGTGCTGTGGTGCGTAACTCCCAAAGTAGATATCTCTATCCACCTGGGAGAAAATACGTCCATACAGCATGTCCGACATCTTAACAAACTCAGCAAGATCGCTCTCGCTGAGTTTTGTGTCGAACAAACGGACTTCCTGCTCACACTTGACATAATTCCGAATAGCGGCTGACTTGCGTGCATCACTGCACTCAAGCTCCATCTTGCCAAACATCAGCGTTAGCTGACGAATGGCTCGAATGGATTCCACGCAAGGATCATCGAGTAACAGGCCACTACTCCGG